GTGCATTTTCCTTATGAAAGAGTAATTAAAGAACCTAGAAAGCCAGAAAATAGAATTACTTTTCATATACTTTCTAAAGGGGTTTTAAAAAAAGATCAAAACGGGTTTTTGTATGCTGAAAGTTTTGAATTATTTGATTTTTACAAATGCGATTATACGTGTAAAAAACCTAAATACGTAAATTACCGAAAAAAATCAATATTTAATTTTAATATCGGATTTATCTAATGTCAATCTTTAACGCATCAAAACAGATCGATCAGCAACGTGCAAAAGAACGCCTTAATTATTTCATTGAAAAAGGCAAAATCTTTGAGTTGACTGAGAAGAAAAAAACGCGCTCTATAAGTCAGAATTCATATTTACATTTGCTTTTTTCGTGGTTCGCAATTGAAACCGGATATACAACAGAAGAAGTAAAACAGGAAATATTTAAGAAAATAGTCAATCCAAATACGTTTTATGATGGTGATTTTGATAAAGGATTGGTTACGCTTCAAAGGTGGCGTTCTACTGCTGATTTAGACACTAAAGAAATGAATCTTTGTATTGATAGGTTTCGAGATTATTCGGCAAAAGAAGCCGGTATTTATTTGCCAGAACCGCATGATTTATCAATCATTGACGAAATAAAAATTAAAATAAAGGAACACGAACAGTATTTATAATCTTAAAACCAAACAAAATGAAAACATGTGAAGATTGCGGATCAAAAATTGGTGTACATGGTTGCGAGTGGTGTAATGAAGAATCTTATATCGTAGACCAATACCACGAACAGGAAATGGAATTACCGGATGAAGAAACCGATTTCATGCAAAAGTATAATGAGCAACAACGTAAATTAGGAAACAATGAGTAATCTAAAAATAGGATCACGCGTTAAATTAATCGGTTATCCAGGAAAAGAAATAGACCGGTATAACCCAAAAGATGTTGAAGGTGTTGTTATTTCGGTAACAGCAGACTTAAATCCGATAATTGTGGAATGGCAGGGAACGCCTAAAATCAGAAATTCGTACATCCCGAAATACCTTGAAATTGTATAATCTTTAAATCAATAAATTATGTCAATACAAAAAATAGAAGTTGGAATAATTTTAGAGGTTATTACCGATAATTTTTACGCTTCAAAAGATGTTAATTCAAGTATAGACTTAAAAGGTCGTGAAGCAAGAATACACCTTAAAAAAGGAGAAAAGATTGAAATTAGATTCCCTTTTGAGTGGAATTACAGAACAGAAGATAATCTTTACTTACATTCAAAACCTGATTATTTAAATGAGCATTGTAAAATATTCGGAAAAGTATTAGAAGATGTAAGGTTTAAAAACAGAGCAAATTTAGAAGAAATTTTAAGATTAGAACTTTATAAAAGAAACAATTAACCTTCACGGCTGATATTTCCCGATTTATCAGCCTTATTTTTTAACCAAAAACAAATGTTATGAATGCAGAGTATAAAAAATATCCAAAACCGAAAAGCCATGAACAAGAAGTGTTATTTGAATTAATCACAACTGGAAAAGCTTCAATTGAAACGTTTTCATGGATGTGTGGGTTTAGGACAAGAATAAGTAAATTAATCTTAACACACGGCTTATTTTTAGGCAGAACACCGAAAAGTTTCACAAGTAAACACGGAAATACCTCAACGTATTACGTTCATACATTACCCGAATCAGAAAAACAAAAAGCAGTCGAAATTTATTATCAATTAAACAATCAATAGAAATGTACGAAATTATATTTTTTTTAGGACTATTCTTTTTATGCATGCTTTGGTGGTGTGCTAAATCAGGACACATTATAATTGAAACAGAAAAACCGGAATACCGAGTTAAGGAATTAAACGGGAAATTCACGATTCAAAAGAAGAAATATGTAAAAATTGCGCTAATTTACAAGGTGAAGAATGCCAGATAGACGGTAGGGAAACATTTGATTTTAATAGCTGTAATAAATTCTGTTCAAAATAACCATAATAACGCTTAATCTCACAAATTAGGCGTTATTTTAGTAAACTATATAGAAAGTATAAATTAAACTTAAAAGTAGCTAAAATGAGTACAATAGAATGTAAAGAATTAAGTTTAGAGTTTGACGGAGTTGGTCAAATGTCCAATTTTCATTTTAAACAGATTAAAAAAACAGATTTCGGATATATTTACGAATTGACATCCGAAAATAGTAAACACTTTGAAGTATTTGAAAGACGTGAGCAAAAAGAAGGCGATACTGTTATCGGAGGCCAAAAAGTACACTTTGAAAATAAAGTAATGTACCCTTCAAATAATGCTTTTGGTGATTGGGCTTTCGCTCCAAAATCTTTAGAAGTTGCTGAAAAGTATTTACATGAATTTTACGAGAAATCGATTGAAAAATCTTTAAAAACGTCTTAAAATGAATAAATATCCAACAATAACAGAATACTTGCAAAACAGAATCGATGAACTGGAAGGCGAAATTAAATTTGTGAATTTGATTATCGAATCAGTTAAAAAAGACCGCAAAGATGCTGAAATATATAAAGCTAAGTTGGCTAATTACGAAAGTACTCTTTTTGAATATAATGAAGAATTGGCAGAGTTTAAGTCTGCATTGTATTGTTTGAAACAGGATGAAATCGAATTAGGCATTACAAGCGAGCCTGCCATTTCAATTTCATCAAAACAACCAGATAGATTTAGGCAATTTGTAGGCGGCAACGATATTGATTTCGGAGTTGATGAAATAAATTAACATTATTTAACACTTTAAAAAGTAGTTTGTAATTATTAATATTTAAATTTGTAACTCGATTGTAGCAGGTCGATTAAAGATACTGGTTTTTAACCATAAACCTCACTTGACTAACTGCTACTAGTCATTTGAGGTTTTAAAATTTTATATCATGAAAGAATATTTAGAATTATTGGAACGTAAAAAACATACGGTTCAAAACTTTGGAATAGAACCGCTTTTTTTACCTGATAAAATGTTTGATTTTCAAAAGTACATTACTGAACATTTAATTCGTAAAGGACGCGGAGCTGGTTTTATTGATACTGGACTTGGTAAGACTATTATTGAATTAACAGTTGCTCACAATTTTGTTATCCATACAAATAAGCCTGTTTTAATCATTTGTCCTTTGGCAGTTGCGCACCAATTTATTAAAGAAGCTGAAAAGTTTGGAATTGATGACGTTCACTATTCAAAAGACGGTCAAATAAAATCAAAAATAGTTTTATGCAATTATGAGCGTTTGGATAAATTCGATTCAAATATGTTTGATTGCGTTATACTTGATGAAAGTAGTATTTTAAAGAACTTTCAAGGTGAAATTAAAAATCAGGTTAATACATTCCTTAAAAAAGTAAAATATAGATTTCTTTTTACTGCCACTCCAAGCCCTAATGATTTTATTGAATTGGGTACAAGTAGCGAAGCATTGGGATATTTGGGATATATGGATATGCTAAAGACTTATTTTGCCAATAATGAAAATAATATTAGGCCTCAGGAAATTGGGACTAAATGGTATTTAAAACCGCATGCAATAAATGATTTCTTTAGTTGGGTTTCAAATTGGTCAATATCAATGAGAAAGCCTAGTGATTTAGGATTTTCAGACGAACTTTTTAAACTTCCTGAATTGATTAAAAACTTTCATTATGTTAAAAATGATAAAAATTGGGTTGACGAATTTGGTCAGATTAGTATGTATGGTAAAATTGCCAAAACAATGACCGAAGTCAGAATAGAGCAAAAAATGACTTTAGAAAATAGATGTTATAAAGCGGCTGAAATTGCAAGTAATCATGATACTTCTGTATATTGGTGTAATTTAAATCCTGAAGGTGATTTACTTGCTAAATTAGATCCAAATGCTTATCAAATTTCAGGTTCAATGGACTTGGATAAAAAAGAAGATATTCTATTGAATTTTGCAAACGGTAATATAAAAAAGCTAATTACTAAGCCTAAAATGACTGCATTCGGTTTAAATTGGCAGCATTGTAATCATACTGTTTTTTTTCCTACATGGTCATATGAACAATATTACCAATCATTAAGAAGGTTTTGGAGGTTCGGTCAAAAGAATGATGTTATTGCAGATTTGATTTTATCCGATGGACAAAAAAGAGTTACTGATGCCTTGGATTATAAAATTATCAAAGCAGACCAACTTTATACTAAGCTTAACAATGCAACTCACAAAATAATTACAACAAAAGAAAAAATTCTATCAAATAATATTAATTTACCTAAATTTATTTAAAATGGAAAGCCAAATTATTACAGATGAATATGCAATTTACTTGAATGATTGCATGAATGTATTACCAATTATGCCAGATAAAAGCATAGATTTATCAATTTATAGTCCACCATTTGCCGGCCTTTATAATTATTCAAGTTCTGAGCGTGATTTTTCAAACTGTGAAAGTAAAGAACAATTTTTAGAACAATATGATTATTTAATTTCAGAAATTGCAAGGGTTACAAAATCAGGTAGAATTACTGCCGTTCATTGTCAAGATATTATCACAAATACAACTGCTCACACGCTTTGGGATTTTCCACATGAAATAATAAAGATTCATGTAAAGCATGGGTTTACTTATAATAACCGTATTACAATTTGGAAAGAACCTTTAGAAGTTAGAACCCGTACAATGGTTAACAGTCTAAAACATATTCAATTAGTTGAAGATTCAACAAAGGTTTACACTGCTAATCCTGATTATGTTTTAGTATTTCGCAAAGGCGGTGAAAATTTAGTTCCGGTTACCCATCCAACTGGATTAACTGAATATGCAGGAGCTTATCCGTTATTGCCTTTTATGATTGAAAAATACGGTTCATTTGAACATTTACTTGAAAAATATAAAGGATGGACTGACCATAAAACAAATAAGCTTGCTCACGTTATTTGGCAGCGTTATGCATCAAGTGTTTGGGATGACATTAGGGGTAATAATGTTTTGAAATTTAAGGAATCAAAAGAAGAAGATGACGAAAAGCATGTACACCCTCTACAATTAGATATTATTAACCGTTTATCAATACTTTATTCAAATCCTGATGAAACTATATTAACTCCGTTTATGGGCGTTGGCAGTGAGGTGTTTGAACCTGTTAGATTAGGCCGCAAAGCAATTGGAATTGAGTTAAAAGATAGCTATTATAAGCAAGCTATTGAAAATTTGAAAGACTTAAAATTGTTAAAAGTTGAACAACAAAAACTATTCTAAAATGAACAGACAAGAAATACTCAAACTAATTTACGAAATGGCTCAAAAACATCCGTATTATGAAGGCTTTGAACGTGAATTTGAAACATTTACAAAGCATCATGAAAGCTGCCCACGTTGCGCAAGTAAATCAAATATCCATCAAATTATTGGAATAGTTCAAAATTGTCATAATTGTAAATTTATATTTTAAGCTATGAGAAAATCTAAAAACTTGCCAATGCGAGAAGTTAACATTGATGAAATATTTATAAATGACGATGACCACGCTATATTGCTATTTAAATTTTTCCGCTGGTTTCAAATAAACGGTGAAAAATACATGAATGAATCTATTGAAAAAATGATTGAAATTTATTTGAAAGAATCGGATTAATTGATTAATTTTTGTTATCTTTACACTTTAATAACTAGCGACAATGACATTACGATTTAACATACTTTTAACAATATACCCTACTAATTTAGGCTTTTTGGTTTTCCGTCGCTGGTTTCCAATTAGCCTATTTTTTTAGGGCTTTTTAATTTAAATTATATGGATAACGGATGTATACTATTATCCAGAACCATTTTAGAAAGTGATGTTTTCGCATCTCAAAAGTTACTTAAAATTTGGATTTGGTGTTTATGCAAGGCTAATTTTAAAGATAAATCAGTTCCATTGAAAATTGGCAAGGGTGAAACCATTGTAAAATGTAAAAGAGGTTCTTTTATTTTTGGCAGAATGAAGGCCGAGGAACAACTATTTATTGATGGTTCAACTATCTATAAATCAATGCAAAAACTACAAGAATTAGAAATGATTGAAATAAAAAGTAACAACCAATATTCAATCATAACTATCTGTAATTATGATAAATATCAATCATTAGGTAATTATAAAGTAACAAGTAACGAGCAACCAAGTAACAACCAAGTAACAAGTAACGAGCAACCAAGTAACACAACTAAGAATGTTAATAATGATAAGAATGTTAATAATGATAATAAGTTATATATTCAATTCATTTCAATATTCAATTCAATAACAAAAAGAGCATTTAAAGGAACGGATAAAGACAAAAAACAATTCAATGCACGAATAAATGAAAAGTTTACTTTAATTGAATTTGAAATTGCAATTACCAATGCTTCAAAGGATACTTTTTTAATCGAAGGTAATTATTTAACCCCTGAATACATAACAAGGGCTAATATATTAGAAAAATGGTTAAATTTTAAGCCAGTGAACGGACAAAATAACGATAAACAATTATCAATTCAAGATAAAATAAAACTTTCATATCCTAACATGAATCACAGATGAACGCGCCCCCACAAGATTTAAATATAGAGAAATACGTACTTGGTACATTGCTGATTTATCGAGATGCAATTTATCAAGTAAGCCAAATATTAAAAGCAGGTGTTTTTTATTCGAACGTACACAATTTTATTTATGATTCAATACTTTATCTAAATTCTCAAAGAAAAAATATTGATTTAATGGCTGTTACAAACCATTTAAAAGAAATAAATAAACTCGAATATTGCGGAGGTGCTTATTATATTTCGCAATTAACATCAAATATCATAAGCGGAAATGGATTAGAAGATCATTGCAGGATTATTTATGACTTATACCTTAAGCGCACAATGATTGATAAATTAATGGAAACTGTGCAAAATATTGATGAAAACAGAGAAAATGATATTTACGAAATATATAACAACATCAGCGCGGAAATGTCATCTTTATTCGAAATGTCTTTAAGTTCCGATTATCATAATATGGTTGATGTTATGAAAGTTAGACTTGATGAAATTGCAGAAATTAAGCCAAATGAGAATAAAATAATAGGCATAAACACTGGATTTAACGAATTGAATAAATATTCGAACGGATTTCAATCAGGCGATTATATTATTATTGGGGCTCGCCCTTCAATGGGAAAAACTATTGTCGCGATATTGATTTCTCGCGCGGCCGTATTCCAATCAAAAAAGAAAGTATTGTTTTTTAGCCTGGAAATGGATAAAAAAAGAATCGCTGATAGGATACTTTCAATTGAAAGTTCTATTGATTCTAAAAGAATTTCTTCGAATAATTTAACCGATGTAGAATGGTCTGAAATTGATAATTCAATGGACTTATACAAAAATAGAAATTTCTTTATAATTGATAGCTCAGGATTGACAATAGAAGATATTAAAGCGCGCGCAATAACATTGCATAGAAAATATGAAATTGATGAAATATTGATTGATTATATCGGATTGATTAAACATTCATTCCAGAAAAAAAATACAAACGACAATATTACACATATTTCGAAGAATATAAAAGCAATGGCTAAAGAAATTTGTTGCCCTGTTATCGCATTATCTCAATTGAATAGAGCCGGAAACGATATGCCATCAATGAAAGATTTAAGGGATTCAGGGAGTTTAGAACAAGATGCTGATATAGTTTGGTTATTGCACAGAGAGGATTACGAGGGTAAAGAATGCAGCGAGGACGCAAAGAATGTTATTATAAATATAATCGCGAAAAATAGGAACGGAGAAATAGGAACATTTTTAACACATAGAAATAATAATTGGTCTTATATTGGTGAAACACCTTTCGAAGATTTTAAAAGTTTATCAAGTTCAATGCCGTTTAATTATTCGGATGGAATAGAACCTAGTGATTCACCATTTTAAAATAAATATTATGAAAAAACAACCAAAACAACCATTAAAAATTAATAATTACGTTTTGATTCCTGAATATCGGTTTCATAAAACAATACGTTGGCGTTTTGATTTCGCATTTATTCAAGAAAAGATTGCAATAGAGATAGAAGGCGGAGCGTACATAAATGGCAGGCATAACAGAGGCACTGGTTTTATAAAGGATATGATAAAATATAATGCAGCAAATGTTTTAGGCTGGCATGTTTTACGGTATACTCCACAGCAATTTAAAACGTATTCTTTTATAAACGATTTAAACGACTTAATTTGCAATCGGTATGGAATATTACCACAAAACTTAAATGATTACTTAAATCTATTGTATAATGGTGAAAACAGTATTTAAAACTATATTATGAATGTACTAAGTTTATTTGATGGGATGTCATGCGGACAAATAGCATTGAACCGGGCCGGGATAAAATATGATAACTATTTTGCAAGTGAGATTAAAAAACATGCAATTGAAACTACTCAGTTAAATTATCCAAATACAATTCAATTGGGGGATGTTACAAAAATAAAAGCAAGTGATTTGTCTAAAATTGATTTGTTAATTGGCGGTTCACCATGTCAGGATTTTAGCCAACAAAACAGTAATAGAATAGGATTAGCAGGGTTAAAAAGTAATTTATTCTTTGAGTATTACAGGCTTTTAAAAGAATTGCAGCCGAAATACTTTTTACTTGAAAATGTAATGATGTTACCGGAACATTTTGCAACATTAACAAATTACATGCAAACTTATCCTTTTGAAACTAATGGGGCTTTAGTTAGTGCTGCAAATCGAAGGCGTTTATTTTGGACTAATATAGGCCCGTTTTATAATGATTTATTTGGTTTTAGACATTGCAATATTCCACAACCTAAAGACTTAAAAATTAGTTTGCAAAGTATTTTAACAGATGGATTTACAGATAGACAAAAAAGCAATGCTATAAAAACACAAAACGGATTTACAATAAATAAAGATTTGGAAAAAAATAAATCATTTGTAAAAAGAAGATATTTTGATTCAGGATTCGATAACATAGTTTTTAACAGTTCAGATTTTGATATTTCTAAAGGATTCAGATTTTATAATAAAACTGAATTAGAACGATTACACAATATACCTAAATGATATACTGAAAATTTAACGGTAAATAAGGCACATAATTTAATTGGTGATGGATGGACAGTTGATATTATTGTATATATATTTAATTATCTGAAAAATGAAATGTGATATTTGCGGCAAAGAAATAAACCAGGATAAAAGAACATCGCAACAAAACAAAGCTTTACATTTGTTTTTTACCTGGATATCGGATATTTTAAACGAAACCGGTAACACGTTTATTAATGCTATGGGTATCGAGACCCTTTTTACACCGATATTAATTAAAGAGATTTATTGGAAGCCGCTTCAAAAACAACTATACGGTGCTGATTCGACAACTAAATTAAATACAGAGCAAATTAACATCATTGCAGATAGTATCATATTGCATTTTAGCGAAGTTGGTTTTACTTTTGAATTTCCATCGATGCAACAATTCTTAAACAAAATAGATAAAATTAAATGTTAAAGATTGTTAAAAATAATGCGTTTATTCGTGGGGATGGTTTATTTTTGTTGGAGGATAACGGTCAAATATAACCATAGTAAAAGCCGCTATGAGTTATATATTTAGCACAAAATTTAAGGCTTTTATTATTGGTTATACAGTGTTATACGTATTTTATGGATGTTATTTCTTTAGGGGCAGGAAAACAAAGCAGTTATATGCTATTGACAGCATTGGAAGGTAAATATAAATTAAAACCTGATTTTGCTATTTTCTCAGATACAGGCTGCGAACCTGATTACGTTTACACTTATTTAAGTTGGTTAAAAAACTTTGTAAAAGAAACTTACAACTTTGATATAATTATTGTTTCAGAAGGTAATTTGATGCAAGATACAATTGATTATTTAGACGGTAAAAAAAGCAGGGTTGCAAGTTTGCCGCTTAGATTAGGCAATGATAAAGGCTTAATTATGAGACAATGCACGAATGATTATAAAATAAAACCACTTAGAAAATATTTGCAAAAAGTACGAAATAATGAAAAAGTCAGATTGTGGATAGGCATTTCGCTTGATGAAATAGAACGGATAAGAGAAAGCAATGTAAACTATATTGAAAACTATTATCCATTAATCGAAAACAGGATTAAAATAGATGGGATTATTGACTATTTTAAAAAGAATAATTTACCAGAACCGGGCAAAAGTGCCTGTTTAATTTGTCCATTTCATTCTGATAAATACTGGCAGATTTTTAAAAAACAATTTCCTGATGAATTTGAAACGGCTTGCAAGTTTGATGATAAAATTCGAGTTTATCCAAATTTGAAAGAAAAAACGTATTTATCAAAACACAATAAACCTTTAAGAAATATTGATTTTTCTATTCAAAATTCTTTATTTCCTGAATTGATTGAAGAATGCGAAGGGCTTTGTGGTTTGTGAAATTACGTATAACGGCCAAGTATAGCCGTATGTGAAAGCTTGAAATAAATTTAAAATTAAGTAGCCGCTGTATGCTTTTATTAGCGGCTATACAGTGTTATAAACTTTTATTAAAATATTAAGTATGGAAGCAGCTATTAATGAAAAAGACAGAGAAAATGCAATTTTAGAATTAAATTTAATTTCTAAAAGTGGTTATGAATCCCATGAAAAAGTTAATATATCCGCAAATCAGTGGGAAAAAATAATGAGAATTATAACTCATAATGAAATTAATGAATTTGATATTAAGACAAAGAAATATGACGAAATAAAGGCTAAAATTGAAGGTTATTACAAACATAATAATCAAATTTTTAGCAATGGGTTATGTGAAATTGTAGGCGAAGATATTATTAAAATGTTCGGCTATGAATCTAATTGCTTATAACAGTAACGTGTAACCGCATTAAAAGCCGTTGCAATCTTGAAAAAACGCACACCGACTGCGCTTTTATTGTCGGTTTACACAGTGTTATACGTATTTTATTTAAAACTTAATATATGAATAGACAAATTAAATTTAGAGTATGGGATTCTATGAATAATAAATGGTTATTTGGTTATAATCATAAAAATTTGGGTGGATTCTCGATGTTTGGAGAAGTAATTGCATTTAATGAATGGTCAAATATATTGGCAAAATATTCAATTTCTGAATGGGATAAATTAAAAATAAGCCAATACTCTGGAATAAAAGACAAGACTGGAAAAGAAATTTACGAAGGTGATTTAATACATTATAAATCAAGTAATAATGGACGAAATTTTAAATCTGTTATTGAATTTTATAAAGGATGTTTTATAAATAGGAAAATAAGCGGGAAATCTTGCAAATCCGAATATTCTACATTTTTATTAACGAATGAAGCCAACTTGACCGTAATAGGTAATATCTACGATTCTGAAAGTACATCTAATTTAAAATAAAATGCTTAAACATCAAGAATATTTAAAAAAATTAGGAATCGAAAGGCATAATATAAAGCATCTTGCCAATGATCCAGATAGATTATATAACAGTATACAATTAGCAATGACTTCATACCAGAATTTCAGAGCCGAAGAAAATGCTGAATACTATTGTGAGCATATTAAAAAATTATATCAATTATTAGATGAACTATTGCCAGATGAATCAATTATAAGAAATTCAAAGAGCTATAAAAATGTGAAAGCAATATTTAATTTTTAAACTATGGAAACAATAATACCTTATGAAACCGTTGAACATGTAATTAATAATTACAATAATCAAAAAAGTATAAATTATAGAAGATTCGCAGAACGCTATGCAAGCCGTATAACAATGGATTTCGAGCGTGAATTTGATATAGAACTAAATGAACAAACATTGATTAATTATTTTTTACATGGTTTAGAGAATAGCTAATTACGTATAACGGTCGAGTGTATAAGCAGTAGCCGAACACTGACATTAATTAGAAGTAGAAACTTAAATATTAACAACTGCAATAGCTTAAAACGCCTGACGGCTATTGCTTATACACTTTGTTAGGCACAGTTAATTATGAATAAAAAATTATTGAAAAGAATTGATGAAATTTTTGAGCAAAAGCTACAAGAAAAAACAGGTTGGGGAAGAAATGATGTGCTTAAAGTATATAGAGAGGCAGTAAACGAGGCAATACTTGAAATGTTAGATGCTTAATTGTGCCTAACGGTCAGCGGTTTGCGCCGTGCCGCCTGACCACAAAAGTATCAAATTACAAACAAAAGCTAAACAGGCGGCATGGTCGCTAAACCGCATGTTAGCTGCATTTTTATACATTTATCCACATGACTATCGGAATTTTAGATGCTGATTTTTTAAGTTCAAAAATATTTAATTATCCAAATTTAGCATTGATGAAATTATCGGGATTTCATAAATCAAAAGGTGATAATGTTCGATTAATTCACTATTCGGATACTATTAATTTATTTAGTGCTGAGTATGATATAATTTATTTATCTAAGGTATTTACAGAACCAAAATTGCCACAATATATTTTAGAAAATGAAAAAATAATCAAAGGTGGAACAGGAATATATTTTGATAAATCTCCCAAATTGCAAAATGAGATTGAGCATTTTATGCCTGATTACGATTTATATAAACCGATTTATAATAAAATAAATCCGACTAAATTAAAATACTTTACTGACTTTTCAATCGGATTTTATACTAAGGGTTGTATTAGAAAATGTTCTTTTTGTGTAAATAAAAATTCTAATAAAGTTGAAAAACATCATAATTTAATTGATTTTATTGATAATTCAAGGGATAGTATAATGCTTTGGGATGATAATATAGTCGCTTACCCTAAATTTAAAGAAGCTATTGAAGAATTGAATAATACAGGAAAATCATTTGTTTTTAAACAGGGTTTGGATTTTAGATTACTTACGGAAGAAAAAATGAATATTCTTTTTAATTCAAATTACTACGCAACAAATGGACAAAAAGGGACACGTATTTTTCATTTCGCATTTGACAACATTAAAGATTATGATTTAATTCAAAAAAAGTTAAAATTAATGTACGAAAAGGTAAAAAAATATTCTTTTAAAACGTTTTTTTATGTTTTAACTGGTTTTGATTTTGAAAATAAATATGATGCGAATTTCTTCTTAAATGATAGTTTATCTTTGATAAAACGGATTAAATTACTATTTGAATATAATGCTTATCCTTACATAATGCAACATGAAAATTTAAAATTAAATCCGAATAAATTAGCAATTGAACAATTAAGAAGATTATGCAATACTCCGATGCTAATTACAAATAAAACGCTTGAGGAAGCTGCAATGCAATCAAATTTTAAAGAAATGATTGAATATTTTAATAAAATAGATAAAACATTTTTAAAAATTAAGTTTAATAGTCGGCTGTATTCTAATTGCAGCTAACGGGTATATATTCGCCACTAACAACCACAACTAACACTAACACAACAAATTAAAAACTATCGAATATATTTTGTTATTCAAAAACGCATATTTACATCATATCAATTATGCATTTCGCTCAGGTTTTATAATGTTATTGCGTTCCTGGGTTATTTTTAATACCTTTGTATATGAAAAATTATGAACGTGATAGGATTTGTTTCATTGCTACTATCGTTTTAGCGGCTTTGGTTAGTTTGGTTTTAATTGTTTGGTTGTAATGGCTGCTCCTAGGGGAAATAAAAACGCTGAAATTTGGACTATTGAAGAAACTGTTTTATATTTTGAATCAGTTTTAACATATGTTTTAGATAATGATGATTGCGTATCTATTCAGGAAGCTGCATGTAATACCGGACAATATGAAGAAATAATATCATATTTACAAAATAAGCATAATATTGATTTTAATGCTATAAAAAAGGCAAAATCTACAATTGAGCAAAGAATTTATAAAAATGCCTTAAATAACAAATATAACCCTACTATGGCAATATTTGGGTTAAAAAATAACCACGGGTGGAAGGATAAACAAGAAATTGAACAAACAAATATAAATCCTATATCGGTAGTAATAGAGCGTACATATGAAACTAAGCTACCAACAAACCAAAGCGATTGACATACTTAACGACAAAGAAACGAATGAGTTGTTATTTGGTGGAGCGGCCGGAGGTGGTAAATCTGTTTTAGGGTGCATTTGGATTGTTGAAAATTGTTTGTTATACCCTGCCACTCGCTGGCTAATTGGCCGTTCAATCTTAAAAACACTTAAAGAAACTACAATTAAAACCCTATTTGAAACTCTAAATAATATGGGTATTCCTGCAAATAGGTATAAATATAACGCTCAAACCAATGAGTTAATATTTGATAATAAATCCGAAATAATATTCAAAGATTTATTTTCCTATCCATCAGATCCAAACTTTGATGAACTTGGAAGTTTAGAGATAACAGGATGTTTTATTGATGAAGCTATTCAAGTAAAGGAAAAGGCTAAAAACATTGTAAAAAGCCGTATAAGGTTCAAATTAGATGAATATGGATTAATCCCAAAGATGCTTTATACATCTAATCCAGGCAAAGGATGGCTTTATAAAGAGTTTTTTATACCATCTGTTAAAAATGAATTACCTGCAAATAAAAAGTTTGTTCAATCGCTGTTAACTGATAATCCTTATATATCACAGTATTATGCTAAAAACTTAGAAACATTAGATAAAGAAAGTAAAGAAAGGCTTTTACATGGTAATTGGGATTTCGAGCAGGAAGGCTTTGTTTATGATGAAAGCAAGTTAAAAAGGTTCAATCTAAGTGATATTGATATATCGACTGGAATAATTTTGAATTATGCAGATACGGCTGATCAAGGTACTGACTTTTTTTCAATGCCAATAGCTTGTATTATTGATAAAAATGTGTATATTATTGATTGGATATATACTCAAAAATCTATTGAATATTGGATGCCTTTAGTTATTGAACGGATAAAAGCAAACGTACAAAAAACATTCTTTGAATCTAATAATCAGGGATTAATGGCCACTAAATTTATAAAGGATAAAATAGGTAAGCCGTGGAGCGATTCAATATTCGCAATAAAAGAGAGTTCAAACAAGCATGCAAGGATAAAAATACAAGCAGAAATCGATATAATACCAAACTTTTACTTCTTAAATAATCCAACTGGAATGTATAAAGATGCTTTGGAACATTTATTTCAATATCGATATGATAAGACGTTCAAAATTGATGATTCACCCGATAGTTTAAGCGGATTATCAAAGCAATCTATTCAGTATAGAAAATAAATACTCAATACATTTGCAATTTATATAGAAAATATCTATACATTTGTGAAAAATACATTTGCAAATGAGTTTTTTAGATAGATTTAATCCTTTTAAATCAAAACAATTAACGTTTGATGGAGTTTTACAGCCATTAAACCGCAAATCAATATTCCAACCGTTCGGATTTAGTACCTACAATTTTCAGAAATTATACCAAATTCAGCAAAATAATACGCTTTTAATTGATTATTTCAATAATATTGCGGAGGTTTCAGCACCGGTAATGAAATATGTTGATGGTGCAAGTCAAATAAAAGTAACGACAAACATTCCAGAAGTTGATAAATTGCTACTTAATCCTAACAATTATCAAAGCTGGGATGACTTTTTTAGTTTAGCAATACTATATAAAAGGCTTTTAGGTAATACGATTATAAACGCCTTCGCACCGATTGACCTATTCACAGCAACAACAAAACCAAAGCAACTATTTATACTTAGTCCACAATTCACAGCGATTCAGGTAAAAGAAAATAAGGATTGGAGGCAGACAATAATTGAAAAGTATGTATTTGATAGTTCGGAGGTGAATAAAGAAGCTATATCAACAGACCCAGAATTAATACTACATCTAAAAGAATCAAATCCAAACTTCTTAAACAATCAATACTTTTACGGTGAAAGCCGTTTTTGTGCATGTGGTAAAAATATAGAATCAATTACTAATTCATACGGTGCTAAAATTAAGCTTTATACTTCCGGACCCAGGTTAATAATAACAGGTAAAAGTCAAGGCGAATTTGCAGCGGCCAACGTATCGGATAATATCGAAGTTGTTCAAAAAGCTATGTCAAGATATGGAACGGGTGCAGACCAATACCCGAACCTTGTAACTGATATTCCTTTAGATGTTTTCAATGCTTCGCTTAATGTTCAGCAACTTCAATTGAATGAGAATAACGCAGCCGACTTTCAAAGGATATGTGATGCACAAAATATGGATAGCAAAATATTCTCAGATAGCACCAATTCAACATATAACAACAAAAAAGAAGCTGAAAAATCATTTTATAACAATGGGTTTAAAAGTGAAATAAACGGCTCGATTACCGATATAATGGAATGGTTAAAGAAATGGTGGCCAAATTTAGAATATACAATTGATTATTCTGGTATTTCACAAATTACAGAGGCCAACATTGAAGAAAATAATAGGATGCTAGAAGATTGCAAGCTTGGATTAATGACACGAAATCAATATAATTTAGCTATCGGAAAAGAAGAAATATTAGAACCTGAATTTAATGAGTACAGAATTTTTGTACCTACTCAGGGGTGGATATTAAATGGACAAAATATTGTACAAAATGGACAATTCTAACATAGAAAATATAAAAAAAATTGTCTTTGAATTAGAAGAAAAAAAAGACAAAACGGATACTGAAAAAAGCATGTTAATAAATGCGAAAATGAAAATAAAAGCATTGCAAAAAAACGAGATAGTTACAAAATGAAACTAACTGTACAAGATATAAACGAAATGCCGATTGATAAACGGTTTGATTTTCTTGCTTCAAATAAAGATGAGGTATTGAAAATGAAACGGTCTATTATCAAGATTGCGGACGTTTTCGAGATGCCAAAAATTGGTAACAAGGCAATGGAATCACAGCCAATTATAGAGAATGAAGTAGATAAATTACATGTTAAAGTAGTAGCAAATACAGCCCTTTGGGTAGATTCACAATTAGACATGCTTTTACCGGACTGTTGGAAAAAAAGCATTACTGAACGGCCTGAATTAATACCACATTTGCACGACCACATAAGGCAAATTGATGCAAAAGTAGGTGAAGTTACTGCAATATATGGTCAAAACTTTACTTATACCGAGCTTGGAATAAATGGAATCGGTCAAACTCAGGCATTAATATTTGAAACAGATATACTAAAAGAATATAATGAAATGGTATTTGCTCAATACAAAGACGGCAAAATTAACCAACATTCAATATCATTGCAGTATATAAACTTAGTAATTGCGATAAACGACAAAAAACAAGATAAAGAATACCAACTTTGGAATCAATATCTACCTTTGGCTATTAATCCGGCAAAGGCTTTAGAAACTGGTTACTTTTTTATAGTTAAGGAATGCAGGATTATCGAAAATAGTTGCGTTTTATTTGGAGCAAATGAAATAACACCAACATTAGAAGTCATTGAAATATCAAATTCAAGTGAAGATTTGCCGCAAAAAGCACAAATCAATACAGAGCCGCAAAAAGCACTCAATTACGATTATTTATTAAGTAAAATTTAATTTAAACAAAACAATTATTTATCATGAAAAACACAAAAAGAATTTGTTTTGAACAAGTGATTGGATATTAGATGAAAGCGGAATACTACAAAATTAGGTCGTATATCAGTGGTTCCAACGATAAGAAGTTCAATTTCTACTGCGTTGTTTGCGATGAAGGCAAGCATGATATCCCCGGTCATCATCTCAACGATCACGCATACGACCTTCCGTGGTCTAAAATAAAGAAATTTATGGGCGCAGCAGAACGGCGTTGTCACTTATCTGGACTGAAGAGGATATCGTGAACTGCGAAACCACAGATGAAATCGAATTAAGGGTGGCATCACATCTCGACTGGCGAAGGAATATCATCGTTCCGAATATTTCGTGGGGAATGAATGTACACGAGTGCGATCTGTTCTGCTGCAGTCAAGCCCATAAATTTCTTTAGATGAAACGGCTGATTCTGATTCTGGGAGTATGTGTTTAATACTAAATTCACCATCCTTTAATATAACATCTGCAACCGGCACAATACCAGATACAGATTTATTATACTCATAATTAAATAATTCGCCATTAAATTCTATTTCCGCTTTAAATCCTAAGGATCCTCTATTAGCATATTGATTAACCCAAAAACGATAAACACCATCTTTCATTTTGCGAATATCTGCAAAATAAATATTTTCCACAGCCAACTTGCCATTTGGCATAGTATTATCTAAATCGAGTTCCATAAATCCATTTCCTTTACTTAGGCCTTCTCTTACCCAGGTTTCGATAACAGTATAAAAATTAGTATTATGTATAAAATCATTTATAAGAGCTTGAGCACTTTCATCATCTACTCTTATTTCAAAATCTGTTACTATTGCATTAGAAATCTTAGAAATAGCTTCATTAATAAATCCATCTCTCTTCATTAAGAGTTCTACATCTTCGAATTCAAATGGATGTTTAGCTCCTAATCCTTTTGGATATTGAATTGGTTCATCAAATGATTGTCCTTTAAATTGTTCAGAAATAAATGCACTTGCTTTATCTGATTCATTAACAGCTAAGTATCCTCCTGTAATCTTTTTAACCATTTTAAATATAAAAGAATTGTATTTAAAATAATTGATAACAGAATTATATAATTAACATATCACATGAATAAAAAGAGCTCAAGGCTCACTATTCTGCCGTACTTGAAATATCTCCGAATAGTTACTTTTTCGGAAACAATCTAACCAGTGTCTTCTGTTAATCTGGATGACTAATGTCTTTTTACGGAATTGTCCTTATCGAATAGCAGTCCTTAGTTGCTATACGCCAATCGCTTACAAGTTTCAGATTGGGTGTTATAATTTGCCTATAACCAACACATCTAATCATGGTCCATATTACTTTAATGTGTCTATCAAGGACTTTTGATAATTAATTAATTGTCTTGAGATTTATATATCTTATTGTTTTCAAATTCCCATATTGTTCTTACCGCTAGAAATATATCATAATAATCCTCTACTTCTATAAACTTGGCTTCTTCTAGTTTATCGCTTATATGTAATATTGCTGTTTTATATTTCTCTCGTTGTTTTCCAGTATTATAAGCTATAACTCCATATCCTATACTATCTCCTACTAAATTTGTTAGTATTAGAGCATGTTTATAAGCCGCTAATTGTAGCCTGTGTGTTATATGTACGTGATTATTTGTTTTAAAATCTATTATCCAAATTTGGTCATCTATTTTAAGAATTAAATCAATTGTTCCTCCGTATTTATCTTGTTCATTGACTACATATAATTCGTTACTTATTACTTCTACTTTATGTTCTTCACGTAATTTATTATACCAATCTCTAAATAATTTGAATGATATATATTCTTGTTCTGTTAAATTTAATCCGTCTGGTAAGTCGTGTTCTGGTATTAAAAAATCCTCAATAGCTTTATGTACATTACTTCCGTGTTCTCCAGCTGCTTCCATTATCTCTTTAGAATTAGGATTAGCTGCTAACCAATTAATTAATGCTTTCCCTTTAGGATAATATTCTAAAATCCAAGTAACAGATGGATATATTCCTTTATCTCCTTTATAATATCTTTTTCCGTTTTGATATACTCTCTCTATCATTATAAATAATTAAGTAATTTATGTTTATAAATGTTATTAGTTGAATATGAAACCTTACCTTATCTAACTGCATAATACTTAACTCCACTCCATTCCACACGACCTATCCTCAATGATTATGAAGTCCTTACCTTACATTAATATATATCACCTTATTTCAACCTATTACACCAAATCTCACAGTAACATATATCAGACGAATATGAAATCCGTTTTTAAAGAACGGATAAACTTTCCTTAACTTAACAGACACCACCGTAACACATCGCATAAGACCTAACTACACCCAACTATAACACATCGAATTCGAGTGTTAAACTATTTTATAATTTTTAACTATAAAACGTCCATACTCTGGTCTGTGGTCACCGACACCTTTATATTTTCCTGCTGTTTCGAGTACTTCTATTAAGGTTTCTGGGTCTATTGATTCGTCCGTTATTTCAATTTCAAATCTACAACTCCATTTATCAAATCTTGGTCTCCAGCTCATTACTCTACTTCTTTGAATAACTACTGGTTCTTCATGAATTGTATATGTTTGTTCATCTAATTCAATTTCCATTGGTGTAATAAAAACTCCAGATTTCACATAATCTTTATATGTTTTTTTTCCAGACATTTTGAAATCAGATGCAGCTTTTATCATACTTGCTTTGAAATGTGTAGATGGTAACATCAATTTTCCTTCTGAAGTTCTATAAGATTTTCGTTCTGCTTCTTCTTTAGGATTATAGACTTTTTTCTTTCTTTTTGAACCTTCTTCTACAGAAAATCTATTCATTAAGAGTGGAGCAGTTCCTTCTACTTCTATATTAATTTTTACCATTTTTAACCTCCATAAATTTAATTGCTTCCTGTATAGTATCTATACATTTTGGAAGATTATTTTTTATATCTTGACCTTTAAATCTTAATAAAGTATATCCGTTTCTTTTTAAATAATTATCTCTTTTAATATCATGATGATTTCCTTCAGTATGCCAACATTCGCCATCACATTCAATACCAAGCTTTAATTTTCTAGGAAGAATTAAGAAATCAATTCTATACCCCTTTACTCGTATTGGGAAATCGTAAATATAAGGTATATTTTTATCTATTAGAGCTTGCTCCATCTTTCGCTCTATATCTGTCTTATATTTACCTCTTTTTTGCATCAAATATATAAATAACGAGTATTTATATATCTTTTGGTTATTATCCTCCTTATATAAAGAATATCAAGAAATATAACCACCACCTGTGTAGCCTAGCGCTTTCCAAGTAAAGTAAACAAGAGAATCCGCGAAGTCTGGAGATTTATCTGGGTCTTCTACTATTATCTTACTCGAACTAGTAAACTTCCATTTCATAGAAAGAAGTTGAGAAGTAAGTACTTTATTATCTGGAATACCTATATATCCTGTATCGAATAAGTCTTTAAGTCTAAAATAACTCTCTGCTTTAATGTTTTGAAATCTATCTGGTTCGTTTGATTTCATACCAAAATGACATCCATTTACTATACAATGACCTATACCATTATTTTCTACGAATTCTTTTACATTACTTACTACACCTGTACCTACACCTATTGTATCTATGTTAACATAAATCTTTTCAAACATATTTCTATCCCTCATAATATAACTATTAATCCTTCCTGCTATATTAACATTTTCACTTTTGTCTTCGGAAAATATTGTTTCTACTACATATCTTCCATCGTCTTTATGTTTTCTTCCTACCATTATAACTGTTTTATCTAGTCCTTTGTCAGCTACATCACAACTTATTATTCTAGTATTTGAATCAAATATATTACTACCCTTT